CGCCTTATAGGAAAGGCGGTTGAGAATGGGGATGGTAGGCCCGGAGGGAATGTCGCAAGTGTGCCGGATCAATCGGTTGCACTGTCTCACCGTCCCCGGCGCCCTAAAGCGGGGCTTGGCGTTGCGGGGATAGTGTCTCACCCTTCAAACGCACAAAAGGCCCCCACGCCGAAGCGCAGGGGCCATTGCTGTTGAGATCACATTTTGCGATTTCAAGCCGCCGTCACTTCCACAGCTTCCACCAGGGCCGATGCGTCACCGTTTCCCGGTGAGCATCCACGATAGCCACGGCTGCGGCTCTACGGCCATCGCACACGGTCAGCGCGGCCTCTTGGCGTAGGGCGAGCGCCCCAAGGTCGCCAACGGTCTCCAAAGGGCCGACGTCGGCCCTAGGGCAGGCTTCCCGCAGGATCGGCGGGACGTTGATCGTCAGGGGTTTGGGGCTCCCCGCGCATGACGCCAATAGACCCGCGCAGAGCATCAGTGAAAGCGGGGTCAAGGCGCGTATCTGCCCCCGGCGCTGACTGAACGACATTGACTTGCCTTTCTGCTTCCTGACGCACGACAACTTCCGTTCGCAGCGTCCGCTCAACAATGCCCGTGGTCTGTTCGGCGAGGGCTTGGCCCTGTTCGGCGACGACGGCGCGGGCCTTGGCATCCTTTGCCGCTCGCCATTGGAACCAGCCGATGGCCAACAGCAGGGCCAGCGCGAGGGCGGCCAGCGCGGCGATGATGGCGCGGGCTTGGGTCACTTCGTCATCCGATCAGCAGCAACCGCGACCTCAGAAAGCCGGCGCATCCAGCCCTTGCCGAACGTGGCAAAGGTGGCGAGGCCCCTGTAGAATCGCTCGCGCCGGTTCCGCAGGCGAAGGATCACCTCACGCGGCGGAAGGGCGGCGACAGCGGCGAGGGTCTTGGCCCCGATCACGCCGTCAGGTTCGGCGCCAACCGCCTCTTGCAAAAACTTCCTCGCCCTCCCCGGCCCGCTGTTCACCGCCAGGTCGAAGACGATCAGGTCAACGCCCGCCGGCAGCTTGTCACAGTGCGACGGGAACCAGTAGTTCTTGCGGTAGATCGCCGCGACCGTCTCGTCAGAGATCGCCTTTAGCTCTGCCTTGGTCGATTGCTTGCCCGTCCACTCGCGGAACACGGCGAGGGTGATCCCCCTCATGGTCGCGCCGCCGGGGTCCTTGGGATGATCGGCCCATCCGCCTTCATGGTGCAGGATGTGCGGCAGGCATTCGGCGAAACGGTCGCCCATGTTGCATTACCTCGTGATGTGGTAGGTTTTGAACGCTGCGTATTCCGAAGAGCACGACGGTTGGTCGTAGGCGTGATGCTCGCCGAAGGGTTCGATTCCCAGCGCAGCAACGGCGGCGGCTTTGGACTGGGGTCTCTCGGTTGGGCCGCCGCCGACTACCTCACCGCCCGCCTGAGCAGCCATCGCGCCGCGAACCACGCCGCCGCGACAACAGAGCCGACACCCAGCGCAAAGCCGCCTGCGAACGCCAGCAGAGCCATGAGACACCCACCCCGATCAGGACGCCCTCAGCGACGTGGACTAGCGGCCACATCAGCCGGGTTCGGGATCGACCGGGAGCGCAGCGGGGGCCGGGTGCTTGCCCTTGCCGAGCCGCTTTAACTTGACCCGGTAGCCCGCATCGACCATCGCCTGCACCCATTCGGCGCGCTTGGCGTACCATTCGTCGTGACGGCGCTTGGCTTCCTCGGGGGTCATGCGGCGGCGCTCTTTCCAGCGTCCCACTTTGTGCGGCGCCAGGTCAGATACTCCGCTGCTTCCTCCAGCGAGAAAAACGGCTTGATGTAGCGCACCGGATCTTCGGCATAGTCAGGGTCGATCACAGCGGCCATGGACCGCGCCCAGTTGGACTCCTTGAACCCCTTTTCCTTGGCGTAGTGGTCGAAGTCCTTGTACGTCCCGACGCGGAACCCGTGGCAGAGCCGGGCCGGGTCGTTGTGCCAGATCGGGATGTAGCCGCTCGTGTGGCGGTGGCCGCAGGCCAGAATGTGGTCGCGGTGATCGAACAGCGTTTGACGCACGAGCGCGTGCGCCGGGTTGAATTGCGAGCCGCCGGGGAAGTCGTGGCGGACGTTCATCGTGAACTCCGCGCCGCCGGGCAGGCACACCCGCATCCGGGCGCCGACGTTTTCGTATAGGCCCGGCAGCTTCTTAAGCCGGTGGATCACCTCCGACACGTCGCCCTTCTGCGTGTTCCAGGTGTCGTGATTGCCGCCGACCGTCACCAGCCACGGGATTTCCGTCAGAACCCACTCGATCAGGGTCAGGGCCTGCCGGCTCGTCACCTCCTGATTTGCGTACAGGCCCATGAGCCGCCCGACCCAGTTGTTCGTGGTGTCGCCGATGTTCACGGCCATCATGCCCGGCGTGTCGCGGCAGGTGGCGATGTCGCGCTCAAGGTCGGACCACGCGCATCCGGGGTCGTCAATGTGGGGGTCGCCGAAGAACGCCACGGCGATGGGGCCGGGCATGGAGACGCGAAGGGTCTGAAGCTTGGCGGCGTCGTCAAACGCCTTGCGCTTCAGGTGGCGGACCTTCAGCTGGTCGATCAGTTCCCGCGCATTCGGCTCGCCGTCGTCGGGCAGGCCGTCAACCTCGAAGATCGGGGCGTTCTGGCGTGGCTTGAACCGCTCGGGGTCGGGCTCCAGTCCATACTTGGACTTGGCGGACTTGAGCCGATCATAGACGCCGTTGCGGTTGATGCCCAGCCGGTCGGCGGCCTCTCGGATCGCGCTGCCCTCAAACGATCCCCGGCCCGGATCGAGGGGGAAGCCCTCCTCCAGGCACTCGTTGATTGTCTCACACAGATGCTCAAGCCGTTCCCGGCTCCAGGGCTTGCTCATGCGGGATCACCTGTCGGAAGATCAGCCCGGCCCTTGGGCCAGTGGCCGAAGGTTTCAGGGCTGTCTAAGGCTTCTCGGCTATCGAGGTCGTCGTAACGGTCTCGACCTTGACCGTAGGCGCGTCGTCGTCGTCACGCTCGACGCCCGCCCGGAACCCGTCCTTGCTGCCAGAGACGGCCAGACGCAGGCCCGCGATTGCAGCGAGCGCCACCAGGACCACACCGCCAAAGATCATCTGACCTTGGCCTAGCAGTTCAAGCTGCTTTCCCGCCGCGTTGGCCGGCCACGGGCCTTTCCAGATGACCCAGCCATAACCGAGCATCCCGGCGGTTGCAGAAACCCCGGCGCCCCATTGCATCCAGGTAGCAAGGGAACCCGCCCGAAGCATTCCGCCCCACGCTCTGCCGGGAGCGTGCCAGATCAGCGACGGCCAGCCCTTGAAGCTCACGACGCCGGCCCGCCGGGGCGACGACGGCGCGGGGTCGGCTCCTCGATGACGAAGTGACGTTCGAGCAACTCCCTGACGTACTTCAGTTGCTCCTCGACCCGGATCAGGCTGTCAGCAGTGGCCCGGTGAGCAACAGCCTCGGCGTCGACGCGGGCGTTGGCGACGTCGAGGGCCACTCGACTTGCGGCAACGTCCTTGTCAACGGAATTGACCCGCCCCTCCAGGCGGACACCCCAGACGATCACGGCGACCGCCGCGAGGGCCAGGGTGATGATCTCGGGCGGAAGGTTCATGCGTCGTGGCTCCGGTCAGGGGTCGCGGCGGTCATCGGATTTCGTATTGATAGGTTTCGTTGCCGACAGCGGCGCTGGCCCACGTCACGGTGAAGGCGCCGCTCGTTCGGCTGACGCTAAAGGCCAGCGGCGTTCCTGCCGATTGCCAGATCAGGATGCGCGACGATTGGTGAGCCAGCGAGTTTGTCACCGTGGTTGAGGTGGCCCCCGCAGTCGGGGATATGGTCCCCGTGTTGGGGTTCAGGCCCGCGTTAAGATAAACGGGGTTTGTGGTCGCCGTCCCGGTCGCATAGTTGTCCTGCACGATTACGCGCGACGACGTGGTGCTCGACACATTGACCAGATAGGCCGCCGAACCGCCGGTCCTGAAGGTGTTGCGCGCAATCAGGGTGTCGGTGTTGCCGCGAACAAGCATCCCAGGTTCCGCGCCCGCTGCCAGATCGTAGCTGATGAACTCGTTATTGGTGACCCTGAGGCGCGTATTGTCGTCGCAGAGCATCCCCATCTTCTGGATGCTGGTGAACCGGTTGCCGTCAATGATGCAGTCGGTGATCGTGTTGGCATAAAGGCCGTACCCCGCCGCCGTCCGCGTCTGGTTTCCCGCGAAAATCGCATTGGAAAGATACGACGCATAAATCGCGCCGTTGTTAGCGTCCGTGGTGTTCTCGATCGTGTTACGGCAGACCTGAATCTTGCGAGTGACCGCCCCCGACGAACAGCCCAGGCTAATGCCTACCGGGGCGTTTTCGATTGTGTTGTCGTTAATCGACACATCCTCAATCGTCACGCCGCTGGCGCAGGTCATTTGGATACCGATTGAGCTGCTGTCAAAGATTTGGTTTCCGATAACCTTGATGTTCTTGACGGTCTCGCTGGGGGTGATGTTGATCCCCCGCTTGCATCCGGAAATGTAGTTGTTGAGGATGCGAGCGGCGACCGTGGTTCCCGACGAACCCGCCGGCAGGCCGCTGATCTGCTCGGCAACGCAGTAAACACCAGCCGACCCGACGTTGATGACCGTGTTGCCCTCGATCAGCACGTCTAGCCCGCCAAAAGTTTCAATTCCTTCCTGAGTGCTAACTCCGCTGACATAGCCGCCATGCAGGTAATTGCCGACGTACTTGATGTACCGGCCCTTGAGGTTCCACAACAGATAGCCAGAATTGACCGACGCCGTGATCTCACAGTCAAACACGGTGCAGTTCGTCGAATAGTTGCCAGACGCATCAATGGTGCAGCCGATGCCGTTGGCAGTGCAGCCGTTGGTCGCGTGATCGACCGTCAGGTGCGCCACACTGGCGCGGTCAACCGCTCCCATGCAGAGGGTAATGTAGGCGGTCAATCCGTTGACCGACTTGCCGGAATATTGGCCAGCAATGCCTCTCAGAACGGTGGCTCCACGCCCGGCCCCGCGAACGTGAACCTTGGAGGGGATCAGCAGGGTGTTGCTGATCCTGTAGATGCCCGCAGGGATAAACACCGTGCCGCCGCCAGCCGCCGCCGCCGCGTCCAGCGCCGCTTGAATAGCCGCCGTGGCGTCTGTCGTTGCGTCGCCTACGGCGCCAAAGTCAGCAGTGGTAAGGACATCGCGCATTTTGGCCTGCGTCGTCCGCGTCGCCGCACCCGTCCCGGCCTGCACAAAACCTACTAGCCCCGACCCGCCTGAAGCCGCAAACGCCGCCATGACCGAGGTGTCGGCTGAAGATCGCGCAGACTCCTCCGTTGCAAGCCTGCTTGTCAGCGACGTGTCGGCAGACGCGCGGGTGACTTCCTCGGTCGAAAGCCGAGTAGTCAGGGAAGTGTCGGCGGTCGAGAAGCGGGTAACGATGGAGGTGTCGGCTGAGCCCCTGGCCGCTTCCTCGGTGGAAAGCCGCGTGGTCAGCGAGGTGTCGGCGGTGGCGCGGGTGGTCTCCTCGGTCGACACCCGGCTTGTCAGCGAGGCGTCTGCCGAGGTGAGCGTCGACAGGCTCGCCGACAGGCCTGACACGTCGTCAGCCGTGATGGTATCCCACGCCGTGTCGAAGTTGGTCGCAGATGCCTTGCGGATGTATTGCCCGACCGTCCCGCCAGTCGGAATGCCGTATCCCGTCGCGCCCATGTAGGTGACGACGACCGTGGGGACGCTTTCGCCCTGCATAACCGTGACCGTCGCGCCGGTCCAGCTGGCAGTTCCCGGATCTACCGCAGCCGCGCCAGACGGCGCCGTGCGGAACCCGTAGGCGGTGATCTTGCCGTTCCAGATCGTCGCAGGGCTCGAGGGCGTCTCGTCGTGCAGCGCGTAGTCGAGCGGCTGGTTCAGCGGCAGGGTCGCGATCTGCGCCCGCGTCAGCGTCAGCTTGCGGCTGTAGTTGTCCTCGCCAGCCACCAGGGCGATGCGGAGCTTGGTCGCGATCTCGACGAACAGGTCGCTTGCCGAGATATTGATGAACGAGCCCTCGGCGTCCTTGACCTTCCAGACGATCTCAAGCGCCGAGCGGCCATGCACGTTGATATTGCCGAGGTCATCGACCACGGCGCGCTGTGTAGCGGTCATAAAGGATTCCTACCGGGCTAGGGCTTGGGATGCGCGGCCTTGATGGCAGCGTTGTGGGCAGCCAGAGCCGTGAACTCGGCTTTCACGTTTTCAGGCAAAGCCGCCGCCAGATCGGGCTTGGACAGCAACGCCTCGACAACTTTCATCAGCGCGCCAACCTGGGCGCCCACGTCGTAGCCCGACCGGCGCATAAAGCGAAAATCTGCTTCCGGGCCAGCCGGCAAGCCAGCGTCGATCCATTCCGCGTTCTGCCAGCGGTGGTGAAGCGGGACCGCCGGATCATGCGGAACGAGAAGCTGGCCGCGAGGCAGATTGCGAACCGCGTCTTGTTCCGACATCTCGCAGATGCCGACAATGCACCCGTCGTCGGTGCGGACGCGGAACCACTTCACGCCGACCTCTTGTTTTCAATGACCTGAAAGTAGGGGTTAACGGCGACGTTGCTATGCGAGCCGGAGCCGGTCGAATTGGCCCAGACCTCTATCGTGTTTGTGCCGGTCGAGAGGCCGGTGAGAATGACAAACGTCGTCGCCGGTCCACTGTAGGCAGATACCGGATATTTCAGATCGGCGTTTGTCATAACCGACCCGCTCCACGTTGGAGCCGTCGTTCCGACCTTGACGTAGACGTTTGAAATGTTTGAGTTGCTGGATTCGTAGTTGAAGTTGATCATCGCCGTGATCTTGCTGTCACTGCGGTCAATGGTGAAATCCATCGTCTTGATTAGCACTCTGTTTGGACTGCCACCCGCCGAAATAATCGTGACGGACGTGCCCACGGACTGGTCAGCGGTGATGCGGGTGAGTGCGCCCGTATTGACGGACGGGGAATCGACGCTGCTATCGGCCAGATCGCCGCCCGCTAGGTAGCCGGTTGTGGCGGGCGTCAGGACAAGGCGATCACCGAGCGCACCGAAGGTGTTGCGGTAGGAAACGGCGATCTCATAATCAGTGTTTGCCGTGAGCCCGGCCAGTTCCGCCCCGATGGTGGACGGCCCCAGTTCGCCAAACGTCCGCCAATCCGTTGAGCCGTCCTCGCGGTACTCAACTATGACCTTGCTGACGTTTACGGACGTGGGAACCGCTCCGCTCAACAGCAGAACCGGCGAGCTATTGGTCGGGGTCGTTACAGACCAGTTTGCGACATCCGGCGTCGGGACCGTCGCGGGGTCAACTGTCCCCAGCGTGGGGCTGGACGGCGCCACGCCCGTCTTGCCTAGCGCCCATGCGTGCTTTGCCGCCGTTTCGCTGCGGAACGTCACCGTCACCACATCCCGCGCCGGGTCATAGGACCGTGACAGAACGAGGCACTTCTGAGAGGCCAGCGCGAACCCGTCTTCATTGATGGTGAAGGCGTCGCCCGGCTCCAAGTCGCGAAGGTACGGCTTCAGCGTAATGGTCCCGGTGATGCCCTCGCGGCTGTCGGCGATGTCGTAAGCAGCAAGCTGCGCGGCTTGGTCGGCGTTGGCCACATAGGCATACGTCACGCCTCGCGAGCGCGTCGCCCCGCCGTCTTCGGTGACATAGGTGGAGCTGGTGACAGGCTCCAGATCGACCATTTCCCACTCGTGCGCTTCCTGAACGCACCGGGGGATGATGGTGTTGATGCGGCCTTCACGGGACGCCCCAGCCCGGAAGTCAAACGGCCCCGCCGTGTCCGCCGCCGTGATGGTGACGACCGACGACGGGTTAGCCGCACGCGAGACGCAACTGATCTTGCCAGCCTTGCGCGAGGGAACCGCACCGCCCGCCTGCAACAGTGCTTCAAGTACCTGATACTTGTCGTCGCCTGACGGTGCGTCAGAGTAGGCGACCGCCGAAACCGTCCAGCTATTGGTATCCGCCACGTTGGCCGCCGCGATAAACGCCGCCACGTCTATCCCGTCCACCGAAGATCCGATGCCGCCGACCAGAACGCCGTTGTGCTTGATGCCCAGCGCCCACTTCAGAGCGTTGATAATCGGGTTAGTCGAATAGACCCAGGTTGACGGCGTAGCGAGGCGACAGGAGCCCGACCCGCCCGGCCATGTGCTATCCAGCCGGGGGTCCCACGACTTGATGCCCTGTATTTCCTGCAACGTCCTCGGGATGCCGGCAGGCCAGTATTTGAAGTCGCCGTCCTGCTGCAACGTAATCATCGAACAGGCGTAGCCCGACAGCTTGTGCGACGCTCCCCAGTCACTCAGCGATGCGGCTGGCGAGACGGTCGGCGAGGTCAACGCGGTGTCGGGCTGGTCGCCCAGCTTGGTCTGGCGATACAGGCGACCGGCGGGCGAGCCGTTCATGGCCTCGCCGGTAAATGAGACCGTGGCGCCGTCCACCAGGAAGTCGCCATAAGCGTTGATAGGACCGCCGCCGCTGTAGACGGTGACGTTGGCCAGAAAGCGATTGTTGGCGCCGTAGGTGTCGCGGTGAACGATGACGCCCGACGCGCCGCGACGGCCCAGAACGAACGGAATAGCCGCGTTAGGGTCTGCCGCCCATTCGGTAGGACGCCCCTCTGCCGCCGCAACGTTGGGCTTGGTGATGGCCTGAGTGATTGACGAGATGATGGCCTGCGTTGCGGCGGCCACAGCCAAGTTAACGCCCGCCGTGATAATCGCAGTGGTGGCGCCGGTTGCGCCCACGGCGCTAACGATAAACGCCGCAGCGGCGGCAGCTACCTGCGGCATGGGTTACACCTCCACGCCGCGAGCGCCTGGTTCATGTCGGGTTGCATGACAGCGCAAAGCCCGTCTTTAATCCCCAGCACGCGCCCGTTGCCCACCGACACGACCAGCGCCATGTCCCAAAGCGAGCCCTCGCAGGCCAGCCCAATCACATCGCCCGTCGTGGCCATCGCAGGCGGGATGCGGAATAGCCGGTCGATTGCGTCCATCGCGTCGCCAAGGCCGTTAAACCCGCGCGCCCGCAATTCCTTCGCTGCGCCCATCTCGGACGTGTAGACGGCGCCCTTCATCAATGACGTAGCGATGCCGAGATGACGCAGGTTATGCGCCGCGATCTTGGCGCAATCGACCTTGCCCCACGACATCGCCTTGCCGTTGAACCGGTCAATGCAGGCTTGCGCGGCCTCGCTGCGGATTACGATAGGAGGCGTCATCAGGACCGCCCACCGGGGCCACGCGGACGGCTTGTGGCGACGACTGTGGTAGGCGCGGTCGCTCGCCAGTAGACCTTGCGAACCAGCGCCGTCACCTTCTCCAGCCCCAGCTCGCCGGAGAAGCACGCCTGATGAAACGTGTTTACGAGCTTGCGCTCTTCGTTCCGCTCTAGAAGCCGGGCCTCTTCGGTCCCGCATTCCAGGGTCAGCGCGTAACCGCTCTCGCCAACGAACAGCGACGGATAATCCAGCTCACCCCGGAACAGGGTTTCGACCGTGCCGATGCTGGCGCCGGTCGCGGTGTTGACCGCGCCTTGATAGACGTAGACCCGTGCGTCTTGCTCTGCCGTCGCCGCGAGTGCCGCGATAGCCGCAGACGACGGCGGATGCAGCGTGATAGTCGCCCGCGTGGTCTGGCCGTCGATCCCGTCGTTGATGATGTCCACTTCGCCAAGGGCGCCGTAGGTCGTGTTATATGCGCTGTAGAGTTGCGCGGCGATGGTGATGTCAGCCCCGCCCGAAACGAGGTAGATAGTCCCACCGGATAGCGCGATAGAGACGGCGGTGAAGGTCGTGAGGCCCGCCGCCTGAAACTCGGTTTTGAGTGTGGCGTCCACTATCGACGCTCCTCAATCGTAAAAGTCAGACCCTCGATCAGCCGGTTGACGCTGATGTTCATGGCCCCATCGGGAAGGCTCACGAACCCCTCGATTGTGGTTGGGTTGACGATTAAGGCCGCGTTGTCAGCCGGTGACGCGCGAAGCATCGGACGAAGGGCCAGCGTAGCCGCCCCCGCCCCGCTCGCCGTGACCGCCGTCGTAGTCTGGTAGAGGTACTGAAGCCCCGACACCGACACGCCGATAAACTTGCCCTTGGGGATGGCGTAGCTCGCCGCCCAGGCATCGGTGATGAGTGACGTCCCGGTTTGCGATGCACCGTTGACCAGCGGCGTTCCCGGAGATCCGATGGTGATGCCCGGCTCCGGCAGTTGCAGGATACAAGTATCCGTCTCGTGGAGGATGTTGACCCAATCTAGCGCCTGAGCGTGGGACATGGGCGGCATCTCAACGTCGAACGCCCAATGGGAGCCCGCCCGCGCGATGCGCTGCGTAGCCCCGCCAAAAGCCGGGCGAAGGTCAGCCCGAACCGTGACTAGCCGGGGCGTGATGGACCGGGGCGGCGGGCTAGTTGGAAGCGTGACGCTCATCGCCGCGCCCTCGCCACCGTGTAGCGACTGGCCTTGTCGCCGCGCTGTTTCTCACGGGCGACGGCGCCGAGAACCTGCGCGTCGCCGTTTGCCGCAATCTGGTTCATTTGGTTTAAAAGGTCTTGCGTGACCACCGCGCCTCGCATGTCAAACGTAACGCTACCGCGCGACCCGTTGTCGTTGCCGTGGCTGATGTTGACCATCTCACCGGGCGTCGCGCGGAACCTGACGAGCTGACTGTCAACGCCACCGGACCCGCCGACCGTGAAGTTCCCGCCGGTCGCAAATCCTGGGATGCTGGAACTGTTGCCGCCGCCAAAGATGGCGCTGACGATTTGGCCGATTGACGATCCGATGCCGGAGCCCGAACCGCCGCCCATTGAATCGCTGAACAGCTTGAAGATCAGGTCGGCGAGGTTGTTCAGGGCTTGTTCCAGGCCGCGCTCAGCGCCGCGGCGCATCCACTCGCGCACGCCGTCTTCGCCATCGCGAAGGGCGGACATCAGCCCGCCGGAGAACATTTCGCGGAAGGCTTCGCGGTTTTGATCCTTGGTCGCCTCAATGGCCGACGTGACGTCGCCAACGCGATCTGCCGAAGACCTGAACCCCGTAGGGCTTTCATCTACCCGCCGCGCGTTGGCCACAAGGTCCGCCGCGTCGAACGCCGTCTTGCTATCGACCACCACCGGATCGGGTAGGAAGACGCCCCCTTGCATGGGGAAGTTGCCGTCGGGGTATGCTTCGCGGATAGACGCTTCAGTGAACCGTCCCTCGGCAATCAGGGCGGCGATATAGTCCGGAAGCTTGCCGGTAAAGCGCGGCTTGCCAGCGGCGCGCGAACGGGAAGCCCCGCGACCACCACCACCGCTGCGATTGACACCGCCGCCGCCGCCTTGTGGCCTCATGGCATCGAACGAAGCCTGGGTTCCCATGCGGTCGCTGATGGCGCTATCGCCGAACTGCGTCGGGTCGTACTTCTCAGCGTCGGAGCGCAGCAGGGCGCTTTGTCGGGTTGGCCGTCCGCCGTTGGCCGCTTCCATCGCGGCGGCGCGTTCGCGCTGGCGAGCCGCAATATCCCGGCCCCTGCCCGCTTGATATTCGCGCATGGCTTGAGTGGCTTCCCTGATCTTGTCGATCAGAGGCTGAAAGTCCTTCGCCGCATCGTTGAGCCATGTCGCCAGACCGGCAAACGCAATCGACAGATGCGCGGTGATATAGTCGCCCATCACCTCAAGCTCGCGATTGGCGTCAGCGGCCTTCGCGGTGAGTTCGTTGGACATGACCAAGCCGAGGTCACGCGCTTTGGCGGCCAGTCGGTCGATTTCGTCACCGCCCTTCATAAGCAGCGGGACCAGATCCTCGACGCCCATCATCTTGGCGATCTTCACGCGCTCAGCCGTCGAGCCTAGAGCCTTGATCTTGTCGGCGAGCATCGGCAGGAAGTCGGCGGCGTTGTTGACGTCGGCCAGGCTTTCCGGCGTGATGCCCAAAGCCTCGAACACCTTCTTGACCTTGGCGTCACCCACGCCTGACTTGTAGGCGCCGAGGGCGACGTTCAGCCCTTGCAACGATTGGCTAAGGGCCTCCGTCGTGATGTCGTTCTCTTTGGCCGCAAAGGTCAGTTCCTGAAACTGCTCAGCGGTCACGCCAATCTTTGTCGCCGTGGCGTCCAGATCGTCGGCGAACTTCAGCGCCGCTTGCATCCCCTGAAACGCGACAACAGCCGCGCCGACGCCAGCGCCGGCCACCAGGCCCGCCGCCCCGATCTTGTCCAGAACCGTCCCGACGGGACCGAACCCGGTTCCAAAATCCCGGCCAAGGTCCGAAACGCTGCCCGCCATCTTGCGGGTGTCGGCGTCAAACTGGCGAAGCTTGGTTTTGGACCGGTCGATGCCCTTGTCGAATTGAGCCGTCTCTGCCGTAAGGCTTACCCGGAGGGCGCCGATCACCGAACCTGCCATCAAGCATCCTCCGGCGGTGGTCCGAACATAGCGTGGAACACGGCTTCGATTTCTTCAGGGGTCTGGCGACGGGTCGGCGGCCTAACGCCGGTCACGAACAGGCCAAGGTCTGGAAAGTCCTTAGCGCGGGGGAGCGCCGCAGCGTGCCAGACACACCAGCGGGAAAACTCCCGCTCTGCCTTAGCCGCCTTCGTCTTTGCCGCCATCCACAGCCGAAACAGTCGCGGCGTAAAACGCCAGAACTGATCTTCGCTCGCGCCCCCAAGTTCGTAATAGACGCCGAGGGCGCCGCTTATGCCCCGGTCTTGGTCGTCTTCTTCCGAGCCGGGGCCTTCAGAGGGTTTCCGCCAAGCACCTCGTTAAGGCCGGCAGCGTCATACGCCTGGCCGATCAGTTCGCGCACGCGGGGAAGCGTCAAGGCCGCGATGAGGTCGCCCACGTCGTTCAGCGACAGGTCCGCGTGATGGCGTTGCAAAGCCGCCCAGAGGGTTGCACGCGATGCCCTGGGGCCGTTGCGGTCATCACCCGGCGTCAAAGCCGCTTCAAGTTCACACAGGGCGTTGAAGTCGAGGAGGAGGGTATAAGCCTCGCCCTCGACCTCAAACCCAACCTCGCCTTTCAAAGCGTTAGGCATTTATCACCCGTAGGTCGGGACGCCGGTGAACTTGACGGTGAAGGTCGCTTCCATCTTGCCGTCGGCGTTGATGGCGCCGGGCGAGTAGCTGGTCACGAAGCACTCAACCGAAATAAACTTCGTGTTCGGGAACGTCGGCTTGAACGTCCGCACAAGGCGATCAGTCGCGGCGGTGTAGAGAATGACGTCGGTGGCGTTGCCAGGGGTCCAGCTAATGGTCACGGACGCCTCGCCCGCATCGCTCAGGGTCGAGAGGTATTCCCGATAGCCCGAGGTCGAGGTCAGGTGAGTAGCCTCAACCGTGCCGACCGCGACGTTGATCGGCGTGATGCTGACCACCTCGCCAAGCGAGGTCAGAGTTCCCGCCGCGTTGTCGAGTTGCAGCGTAGTGTTATAGCCGGTGATGGCCATCAGGTGGCTCCATTTAAAGGAAGGCCGACGTCATCGCGACGTTGGCGGGCGCCTTGCCAAAGGGCGTATTGAGGCTCAGGGGCTTGTGTGCCAGACCTGAAAGTCAACGCTCACGCGGTGGACCCGATGCGACGGCGCCGCGTCCTCGTAGGTCTGACGCTCGCTCAGTTGAGTGACCGAGAACATTAGCCCGTCGCGCGTGAACTGGGTTTTGGGGATGGCCGCTTTCAGCGCCCGTGCGATGCTTAGAGCCGCCAAGGCGTTTTCAGCGTAGCAGTCCGCCTGAACCCGCGCGTCGGCAAGGTCGGATTGACCGCTCGTGTGATAGACGGGCACTCGCGAAATAGTGGTCAGAACGATCCGGTTTCCCGTATCGCCTTGCGACGAAACCACCCATCGGATTTTCTGGCCAACCAGCGCCACAAGCGGAACCGACGCCAACAGATGATTGCGGAACGCCTCTTCCATTTAGAGCCCCGCCTTCCGTGCCGCCTTGCGCGCCGCGCGTTCGGCTGTCTTGGTAATCTCGGCGCCCATGTTCGTGGAGAAGTCCTCCAGAAGCTGGGCCTTTCCAGCGTCCCAGGCGGGCCGCATGTAGGGCTGAGCCGGCTGCTTTACCGTCCCAAACTCCTGCATGATGGCTTGAGGATAGCCTTCCCTTGTCGGACCCATCCAAACGGTCACTTGACCGTCTCCGAACCCAAAGCCCTTTGTCATCATCGAACGCCCGGCCTTGAGCGCATCGCCGACCTTGATTGAGCGGTGAAGGTCTTGGCCGGTTGTGCGGGGATCGTCGGGCGCCAGACGCGAGGCTTCGTCCGCCATCGGCTGCAACGCCTTTAGCATTGCGCGCCGAACGGTGCCCCGCGCCGTGGCGGTCTTCATTTCCAAAAGCGCCCGGTCGAGTTCCTTTAGACCCTCGACGCGGATCGTCACTAGAGCGCGACGCCCGAGTAAGCCAGGATAAGCGACATGACCGTGGTGGACGTCGCCACTCCGATAACCTCGACGTATTCGCCCGAGCCGACGTCAGCAACCGGGCAGATGCCGCCGGGAGTGTCGGAGAGATAATAGACCGTTCCCGCCGTCATGGTGGCGCCCAAGGTCAGGCTTCCAGAACGTTGGTAAGCAATCGGTTGATTGAGCGAGGAGCTGGTGAGCGCGATAGCCTTGGCGTCGCGAGCCTCAGCGGTGCCGGAGTTGGCGTCGGCAAGCATCCACTTGTTCGTGGACGCGGCCAGATAGATCGCCTTGCCGGCGGCGATGGTTTCGCCAGCCGTGCCGAATTCGGGAACCACGCCCGCACCGGGGACGCAGTTAGCGGCGGTCACTGAAAGGTCGGCCATGTGTCTATTCTCCGATCACGGTTTCGGCGGGCTCTGCCTTCGCCGGTTTGTTGGGTTTTGCGGGGGCCTCGACCTCTTCAGGCAAAGGCAGGGCGTTAACGACCAGCGCCGCAGCTTCACCCGCTGCCACCGCATAACCGGCCTGCAACAGCCGCACCGCGTCGGCTTCGGCGATCTCAATCACATCACCAAGGCTGTGTGTCGGAGCCAGATTGTCCGTCGTAATCCTGATTTTCATGGCTCGCCCTAAGTGTAGAGGTTGTTCTGATCGGCCCGCGCAGCGGCGGTGATCTCGATGCCTTCACGGCGGCCAATCTCTTTGACGCCGACCACTTCGTATTCGCGCAGGTCGCACGTCACCCGGTCCTTCGGATTCAAGTCCGACCAGTTCACCGACCAGCGGATCTGAAACCGCGTGGTGATCTCGGCCCCGACCTGTTGGGCGCGCACCTTTTCAGCGTCGCTGATGTCGGTTTTGCTCGCACGAACGGTCGCCAAGTCGGCGAAGGTTTCGACTTCTTCGCCAAGCGCATCAGCCTGCACCATGCGGCGGCGAAGGGTAAGCAAACGGTCTAGAGCCCCGGCGCGCATCAGACGATCAGCGCCAGCTTGTGATTTGCCAGCAGAGCGTCAACCGTGGCCGTGCTTGGGATTTTGCCCGACACGCTGCCGATCTGCGCCGTCTCGCGGAACGCATACAAATCAGCCACAATTAGCCGCATTGCGTGCAAGGTTTCAGGCGGCTGCGTTCCGGCGGCGCCATAACCGACAACGGCCACGACGACGATCTGAGAGCCTTGGCGAATAGTCGGCCAAGTCTGGTTATATTTCAGAACAATGGCCGGCTCCAACCCGTAGAGCCGCGCCTCATACACCGAACCGCCTAGCGTCTGACTAGCGCCGTCCGTGTCGGTGTAGGTGACAGACGTTATCGACTGCACCGGAGCGACAGGAAGCGCGCCCAGGTCCGCCCAATCATCTGTTTGCAGGGTAACTGTCTGCGTGAACAGTTTGGTTCCGGTGCGGCTTTCCACGACGGCGCGAGCGGTTGCGACCATCGCGGCAATTTCGACGTCATCGCCCGCGCCTTGCGCCCGAACATGCGCGATTGCGTCCTCAGCCTCGATAGGCTCGCCGGTCGCGGCGGTCGTGACAATCACCGGACGCCACATCAGGATTTCCCCTTCCGACGTTCCGGCGCAATAGCCTTTACCGCGCGCTCCACAATCTCGTCGCTGACAGGAACCGCGTATCCAGCGGCGACAAGGCGCGTAGCCTCATCACCGCTGAAACGCTCGGTTTCCTCGCCGGGGTTGACGACAAAATCGGCCCCGGCAATGCCCGTCAGCATCCGCAGTCGCATCAGGCCGTGGCCTTCAGCACCAGGAAGTTAATGGCCAGCGTGTTGTTCCCGGCTGTGGAGGCGTGAAGGTTGGTGAGCCGCAGCTTGAAGCTGCCCGCCGCGATGGCCGAAACCGCCACAATGAAGTCACCCGCCGAAGTGTGCGTCTTGATCGAAGCGACCACTACGTCAGTCGCCGCAACCTTGTCGTTCGTCACGGTGAACTCAGCTTCAGCGCCAGCCGCCACCGTCTGCGAAACGGTGGTAATGACGCCCGTGTAGGCGTTGCAGGTAACGCCCGTGGTGATGCTGGTGGCCTGCGTTACCGCAGTCTGGCCGGTCACGACCTCGACGCCATCCGCGTTCCGGTAGCCCGTTTGATTGTAGGACATGACCTACTCCTTCAGTGTTGGAAAGGTTGAGGGCGGGCGTTAACCCGCCCCCTGTCCCTAAGCTTGGACCAGGTGCTTCACGGCGCCCGTCTGGATCAGATCGCCGTCGAGGCGAACCACGCCAGCCAGGCCGATGTTCGGCCAGTAATACTCGCGCCGCACGCCGATCACCGGAGCGCCGACCTTGCGGACGTAGTATTTCCCGAAGTCACCGAAGACGATGGGCTTGGTCCCAGTCGCGCCGTTCACGCAGGCTTGGTTCACCGAGTACGGCTTGTCAAACAGCGTGCCAGGAGCGCCCGTCCGAACGTCGCCCATCTGCCAGATATACTGGCCGTCGCCGCCCTTCAGCTTGCGGATAGCCTTGAGGGTGGTGTCGTTGAACATCCAGCGCGCCTTGGGGGAGGCGCGATAGGCCGGGTCAACCGAGTGGTAGAGGTCCAGCAGTTCATCGAACGTGACCGCCGTAGTCGAAGCGGCGGTAACACCCAGCGTCGAAGCCGCGACGATGCCGAGCGGGTCGCCCGTGCCGTCACCCACGGTCAGTTCGCTGTTGACGCGACGCGCGAGACGTTCGCCCAGCAGTTCGCCGAGAAATTGCTCGATGTTGATGGCGCTGTCTTGCAGCAGCTCCATCGAAATCTGAACCCACTCGGTGTCATAGGCGAAGGCGCCGAGGGTCAGCTTCGTAAACGTAGCGTCAACGCCGCCGTCGTCGGTCATGGCCGAAGCTTCGGAGTGCTGGGCAACGGCCACGGCGGTGTCATCGATCTTCGGGAAGTCCAGCGGGTTTCCGCTCGACGTGGTGATGACGGTGCAGATGTCCTCGTTGTACATCGGCCCCCAAGCCTTCAGGGTCTTGTCAACCGCGTTGGCCAGATCGGTCGGGACCGTGTAGCCGCCCGCGCCGACCGTGGTGGACTGGGCGCGCTTTTCCACGCCCGCCTTGAGGACCACGCGAAGCTCAGGCGAAATCTCCTGCGGGTCGAAGCCGGCGCGGGCGAGCGCAATAAACGCCTCGCGATATTCCGGCTTGCCCTGGACGTCTTGGCCACGAGCCTCGGCGTCACCCGGAATCGGGCGTTGGGCGGCGCGCTGCTCTTCGGCGCGGGCCTCGATGGCAGCCTGACGCTCTTCGCGTTCGATGTCCTTAGACACCTTGTCGAAGTCGCCCATGATCGCATCGTGACGCGCTTCCAGTTCGGCGGCGCGGCTGTCGTCGGTGTTGCCCTTGATCTCGTCCAGGGCGGCGCGCGCTTCGGTAACGAGGCGACCGCGCTTCTCGTGCAGTTCAGTGCTCATGGTAGAATTTCCATCTATGGGAGGTGCGGCGTCGTCTCGACGCTGCGGTTGACCGATCTAGCCCGGCCCGGCCTCACGCGGTCGCGTGGGAGGTTACAGACCCCGAAGGGTCATCTCGGTGCGGGCTTTCCGAAGGGAATAGCCCGACTGATTGTGATGCTTGCGGTGTTCCTTGCGGGCGTCGTCCAGCGAGCGCAGCGCAATGGAGGTGTCGTCATAGGCGGGAAACGCCGTGACCGTGACCTCCCGAAGATCAACCGCCTCAATGGTCCGCGTCGGAACCGGGCCGGTCTCATCCCACCGCTGTTTCGTGACGACAAACCCGAACGACATTCCTGACACGTCGCCGCGCTCGATCAGCACTGCAAGGTCTCGCCCGTCCGTGGTGTCGGGCAGATCGATCTCGACCGCCAGCCCCATGTCGTCCTCGCGAAGCCGCAGGGTTCCCGCCGTGGTGCGACCCAGCACGCGGTTGCGGTCATGGCCAATCAGGGCCATCACATCGCCGCCCAGCGTGCCCGCGAAGGCTCCAGGCGCGATGATCTCGCGGAAGCTATCCCCGATATCCGCCGTGCTGTTAAAAACGGCTGCGTAACCGGCGATGGTCCGTCCACTGTCACCAGCGGCGCGGACCTCAACCGGACGGGTTAGCGTCCGAGTTTCCAGGGTCATTCGCCCCTCCGTTGTTCGTGACCGGCTGCGAGCCGAGCGGGACGGTCGCCCCCTGAATGTAGAGCCTGCCGCCTTCTGGCATCGCCGGACGATTTTCCAGCGCGCGGGCCTCGTCAGGCGTTAGGATCGCCGACTGAACGCCACGGGCCAGCCCCTCAATCCGCGACTTGAAGTCACCGCGCATCAGGCCGTCCAGATTGTGTTCAACGTAGAGGCCGCCGGGCCGCTGGCCGAACAGTTTAAGATTGCACTCTTCCTCGAAAGCCTTGGCCCATTGAGCAATTAAGTGCTTGACCAAATGCAAGTCCTGTTGCTCGGTGTTGCTGAACGTCCCGTGCGTCAGGTCTTGCAGGAAGACCGGCGGAAGGTTCCAAATCCTGGCGAACTCCTCGATTTGGAAGCGCCGGGCCTCGGTCATCTGGCCCTTGTCGGGGTCAAAGCCGACCGGCTTGAGATCGTACCCGGCAGGGATCGGAAACACTGCATCGCCGCTGGACTTGGCCGCCGTGATCGCGCGCTTGATATCCGCCTGCGCCCGCTTGACCGCTTCAGGCCCGGCAGGCATCGGCCCGACCAGAGCCAACGGAGGAACACCGCCACCGGCAAAGAACCCTGACGCATAGTCGTTCATCGCCAGCGCGAGCTGGATAGCCTTCGCGCCCATCGTGATCGGGCTATAAGACCCGAGCTGGTCAATTTTCAGCATAAACGGGATGTCGATTACGTCGGCAGCCTCGTATCGCTTGCCGCCGTAGTTGTAGAATTTGCGGCCACCGAGGCGGGTGATCTGCGTTTCGCCGGGGTCCATCGGCCAAATGGCGACGATCTTGGAACCGTCGCGCTCGATCCACGCCAGCCCTCGACCGCCCGTGAACACTTGTTGCCACAGGTATTTGCGCATCCCAAAGGACGTCCACTCCGGGTTCGGCGCCTCATTCATGAGGCGTTGAACGCCGTCCTTCAGCCGTTCCGATCCGCCCTTCTTGACGCGGTAGGCGTGCAGCGGAAGATTCGCCATGCTGCCAGACAGGAACGACACCGCCGCCGACACAGCCGGAACCGAAAGCGCGCTATCAATCGTCACGGTGGGCAGCGTGGCGCTCGTCACGCCGATCAGTTGCAGGATGCTGGAGCCAGGGCGTTCCATGCCCGTCACCGACGTGATGACGCGCTCCTCATCCTTACGGCCATCGCGACCACCGAACTCGTAGCCGAACAGCTTCATGCGGCGGCCAACGAGTAAGAGGGGTCATCCCAAGGGGAGGCCGGAGCGATTTGCTCACCCATGCTTGCCGCTCCCATTGCCATCGCCAGCGCAATCGCGGCGTCGATCTTGTTGACTGACCGGGTTTTAGCCAGCCAGTGGTTGCCCCACTTGTCCTCTTCGATCACCGCCGACATCATCGCCGAGATCAGGACAGGGTTGCGCTTGAGCCGGATGCGGCCCTCTAAAAGCGCGTCTTCCAGCAGTCGGATTGAGCCGGGCATCCAGAGCCCGTCGCCGCCCGTCGTGAGCGGCTTGCCCTTTTTCAGCCCGCCTTGCGGATGCTCCGCGAACGGAACCGACAGGCCGAGTTCGTCGATGTCTTCCTCAAACCGCCGGAACGCAAAGCGGTCATACGCCACGAGCTGAACGCTGAAGTCCCGGTCGTACTCGGCCAGCGTTTGCGCCACATGGCGGAAGCTGATGCTTTCGCCCTGCGGTGCGTGAAGGTGGCCCTCACGGACCCACACCGGATACGGAAGCTT